TCGTCGAGAATTGCGGAAATGCTTGAACGTCGAGTTTCATCAGTCTTTTTGATTTGATCTTCAGCGGCTTTGAAATAGCCGTCGGTCATATCTGCAATCAATGCGTTTGATTTTGCAAGTTCAGCGTCAAGGTTGAACGAATCACCGTCAAACACGTTCAGAATGTCTAAAAGCTCGTTGCTGTATATGCCGGCTTTATCAACCAGGTGTGCAAGTTGGGCACCGAACGATTGCGCGAACGCTTTACCATACGCGTCACCGGCTTCACCAATTGCTTGAAATTCAACAACAGCCAATTGAATCATTGACCGGATATTTTCAGGAATGTGTGAAAGATTGGTATCAAAGTTTTCAGTGATGAATTTAGAAACTTCACCACCCATATCACCCCAATATTCAAAAGCGCGTTCAATGTGCCCGGTCGCGTCGTCAACCATTGGTGCCAGGTTAATGAATGGCGCTGCGAGTAGTTCGGCGCCGCGTTCAATCCCGCCTGATTCAATCAAGTAGGTGAAGTCTTCAATTGCTTCACTAGCGAGGTTCACCCCGCTGATCATTAGATCGTCAATTCCCTTCGCGCTAATCTCGCGAAACATACGATCCCACTGGTCAGATAGGTTCGAAATTGCACCATCCAAACCGGCCATTCGTTCAGCCATCGCGCCCGCGAAATTGTTTTCACCCAATTGGGTCAAATACTCTTCAATTTCTGTCGCACTTTTACCAACGGTTGTTGTTACACCTTTGAATGTGAAACTGACGGAATCCGCTTGTTGGCTGGCTTTAATACCAAACTCTTTCAAACGTTCAAATTCGTTCGTTGATGCGTCGGCAACCGCTTCAATGAATTGGGTCAAGTCTTTGCCCATCGCCGCTGCTGTGTCGCCGTATGAAGTCAACGCGCGTTCTGACGGGGTCAAACCCAAGTTCACCAGCTTTACGAACGCTTCAACCGATTGATCAAGTTGATAAGGTGTTCGTTTTGCAAATTCTTCAAGCGCTTCAAAAGCAACAGCGGCGTCCTTTGCTGACCCCGTCGCGGTTTTCAATGACGCGCTGAAAATCTCGTTTTGGCGCGTCACGTCTGCGATTTTCTTCAACCCAGCGGTTGCGGTAACGAACGCCACAACGGGACCAATCAAACGTTTAAACGACGCGGTCACTTTGTCGGTTGATCGTTCGGCGCGCGCACCTTGTTTTTCAATCCGGGTCAAACCTTTATCGGCGGCTTTCACCCCTTTTGACGTGACCGTCAGGTCAAGATTTGCTTTATAACTACTCATACAAAACGACTCATTTCATAAATCAATTGGGCTTCCCAACCGCGAATGTTCTTGTTGGTAAGGTTTGACCATGCGTTGATTTCAGTGAATGAAAGGGGTTCGAGATAAAAAATCTCGTTGAACCATTGCCACAAATACACCAGTTCGCCAGGACATTGCGGTCCTGGGTCAACTGGAATCCCGGTTGTTTTGGCTATTTGTTCGAGGTGTTTTCTTTTCGAGGTGTTCGAGCCTTCCGGGGTTTTGGCGCCTTCTGCGACGTGGCGCGCGAACGCTTTAAGGCTGGCGACTTTTTTTCAATGAACAGCCGTCTATTGCTTGAAAGTTGGTCAATCAAATCCGCGATTTGTGGCGAACCTTGCAAGAAATCACGCACGTTTTCTTCATTGAAGTCTTCATCAAACGACCAAGCCTTAATCAACGCAACGTGCATTCGTGTGGTGCTTTCACGCGCCATGTTTTTACGTTCTTCAATGCTTTCAACCTGTGCTGCCCGCAAAGCGTCACGGCGCCCTTCCGCTTCCGCTTCACGAAACGCATCAGAATCAACCGAACGAATGATCAAATGTTCACCTGTTTCGGACCCGTCGAGCGCAACCAGGGGGATTTTCACCCCCTCGTTGGCTTTTTCACGGGTGTTTAATGTTTTAAACGATCCCATTACGCGTTCACCCGTGTGATTTTTAAATTGGTGTTTTCACCCGCGTCATAAAGCGCGGTGAACGGCATGGTCAGAAGGATTGAACCCGGTCCCGAAACGTCAGGTTGACCGCCGCTGTATTTCACGCGAGGCAATTCAAATTCCAAACTGTTACCGGCACCATCAGGCAATGTGAAAACGATTGATGTTTCGGTTTCATTGATGAACTTGTCCAACAAATCCGAATTTTCGAAGTGTGCGGTGATTTGACCCGTGACCAGGGAAAGACCAATTGACGGGCGCGCACCTTCTTTGGAACCAACAACCGGTTTCGCTTCAAGTCCGTTCGCAACGTTCAACGAAATTTCAGTAATGACGCCAATTGTTGAACCGCCTTCTGTCAACGTGCCTGTGAAGCTGTCTAACCCGTCTGTTGTTTCAGCGGCGTCATAAGTGGCACCGGCAACAATCGCCGTGTCTGTAGACATACCACGGCCAAGAATCGTGAACGATCCGGTGACCCGCGCGTCTGGTGTTACCGACAACGACATTGAATTCATTTCACAACCGGTGAACCGGTGAAACGGTTTGTCAATTCCTGCGATGTCTGCAAAATAACGTTCCATCGTGAACGATCGACGGATAACACCCGCTAAAAGCACGTTAGCGGCCCAAGTGCCACCCATAACCGCTTCAATTAGATCGTCGAACGAAGACGTTGAAAGCTCAATACCAACGTCGCCACCGACTTGATAAGCACCGTGGCGCAAATCCGCAACTTGACGGTCTGGTCGTAATTCGTTCGATTGACTTGAGTTTTTAGAAAGTGCCAGTGTGCAACTTGTGTGGCGCACGGGCTTGAATGTGGGTGTTGCTGGTGTAACACCATAAACTGATTCTTCGATGTATCGTAAACCGTGGCGGCTACCGTCGGACATAATGAAACCCTCTTTTCTTCAGACATAAAAAAACCCGCAAAAAGCGGGTTTCATAAAATTTGTGTTTGTTTAACGTGGCGTTGTTGCTCGCCACTCGATTGAGACAATGGATTGATAAAATCCGTTTTCGTTCTGCCCGCCTCGATCCTGACCGCAACGGGTCACGGTGACGGTTTGACCGTTGTAAACTAGATCAGTCCCAATTTTAAAAACCGCCATAATTTCAGCGACTTTATCCATTGACTCACCAATCCCGCTGTTCAACGGATAGTTCAAATTCACCTGGGCAAACCCGGTGTGTTCGTTTTCACCGTCGTCACCCAACGTTAGAACGTCTGGTGCGTTGGGAGTGAACGAAAATTCACACCACGGTTGACCACCTTGTTGATCTTCGCCGGTGTTTTCGTAAACCACCGGTAAACCAAAATTGCCATTTTCAAACGCTTGAGCGATTGCTGAACGAATATCACCGATCATTTGCGACCCCTTAAAATTTGCTGTATTCGTGCTAGGTTTTTACGCATCATTCCACCTGTGCGCCCAAATTCAACGCGGTTTGAATACGGTAAATTATTTGTTAAATGAACCACGGTGTCTGGTTTTGACGCTTCCGTCACACTAACAACTTCGTCTTTCGCTTCACCGCCGTTATTTCTATCAACTTCGCCTTTTTTTGCGCTGCCTTCATTGGTTTGCCAATTGCCGCGCAAACGCCCCGTGTCAACCGGGGTGTCATCAATAACAGAATTGAAAAGTTTAATCGTGACTGCTTTTCGATAGTCATCAACGTCGGTGATTATCTCTTCCCGCGCGTCACGGATTTGGTCACCAAACGCCATTATTTAACCAACCCGACAACGAAACACGCCGGTTTTCCATCCATGTATGGAATATCAATTTCACGGACCGTGAACGTTTGACCGTCGATTGTGACCAAGTCGCCCAATTCAGGTTGAACCGTGGTGTCCAACTTAAAAGTTCGGTCATTCAGCGACACCCCATTCACCAACTTTGCGAGTTTTTCACTATCCTTCGACGGAAAACCAAACGGTCTGAACGTTTCAAGTGTGGACGTTGCACGTTTGCCCGTCACCGGATCAACATCACCACCGGCTTCACGGGTTAATGTTAGTTCAACACCTTCCGCGCGGATCAGATCATCAACCCAAGTCATCCGCGCACCATCCCAAGACCGTTTAATTCACGCAACGGCGCCAGCAACGCTGTGGCACTATCGAACGCGCTTATGAAATTTTGTTTTGGTGGGTCGTTTGAATAAACGATTTCCAAATCACCCAATTTGCGTTTAGTGGCCCGCTGTTCCGGTTCACCCGCCAATTCTTCAAACACCAACGCCGCCAAACCTTGTTCAAGCAAACGCGGGATTTCATCCACTTTTGACATCTTCCCTGGTCGTTCAACATCGTAAACACCCGAACGCGGCCACGTAAGCGGTTGTGAATCACTCGTTGGGAAACCCTTGAAACTCATTGCAGGGTTTTCAAGTTTGTCCATGGCTTTGATGATCAAACGTTCAACTTCGATGTTCAAAAGTTTCGTCAAGTCAACGCCTCGCAAATCCGCATAAGAACGTAGTTTTTCAATCGTGATGTATGAATTCGCGTCAGGGTTTGAACCCGTCCCGTCTTCCAAAATCAAAGCCATGGTTTACCGCCTTTTTTACTTTTCAGTTTCGCCGGTTTCGTCTTTCGCCGGGGTTTCGTCTTTCGCCGGGGTTTCGTCTTTCGCTGGTGCTTTCGGTTTCGTCGTTTTTAGCAACTGCTTTGCGGCTTTATCGTGTGACGAAACTTTGAACTTTTCGGCGTATTCCGCTGGAATGTCACCCATTACTTCATCACATTTTTCAAGTGATTCACCTTTCTGGTAAATCAACGAATTTCGAATTTTTGCAAATGCTTTTTTAGCCAATGCTTTTTGTTTGTCACTAGCGAAACCAGCCACAAAATATAACGTTTTCATTTTTTCACCTTCACTTAATTAGAAAAAGAAAAAGGGGTCACATGGACCCCTTCAAATGCTAGTCAACGTTGACAATTACACCGGCCAAATCTTTATCCGACGTGGCGTAACGATCCCAGTTTGTAGCAGTTCCCAATGCAGTATCGTTTGGTGATGACCCACCGTTCGCTTTATCCCAACGGAAACCCTTCAATCCAACGTTGTAAGACCATTCAGCCTGGTATGTTCGACCGATGTTTTCGTCACCGTTGTTGGTTTGAACGTTTGAATCAAAATCGTTGTTCTGATCAACAAGCAACGCGCCAGGTGTTAGACCACAAACGTGATGAACCAAACCGGTCACCAATGAAGGTGAATCAGTTTGAATAAGTGGTCGCCCAAACCCGTCTTGCATGACGTTAACGTTGCCGAACTCGAACAAGCGTTCACTGTTCGCCAATGCGGTTCCGTAAATGTCAGTCATTACTTTTGAGTGCATGACCCAAGCAACGATGTTTTGCGACTGATCGCCAAACTTGCCCGCGCCCTGATTCAACGCCGCCAAGCTACCAACTGAACCCGTGCCGTCATGTACTACAGCGCCCACTTGACCAACACCGTTGGTGAAGACCATCAACGCTGTGTTCAACATGTCTTGCAACGTGTCACCCGCCATTTGTTGACCGATAACAACACCCGCTTCTTCTGGTGAACGCTGAATCCAACGCAACATGCCAGGGTCGATGTTGACCGGGGGTGTACCCGCCGCAACTTTAACGCTGGTGTCTAGCAAGTGTTCCATTGTTGCCGCACCTACGGCACCCGAACCATACGCATTACGACGACGCACCAAACCTGAAATCTTCTTCCAGTGTGCCTCATCGCTGAAATCACCCGTGTTTGCGCCTGAACGCAAAGTGATGCCGCCGCGTGTAGCACCGTTAAAAAGTGCAATTTGTTGATCCAACATTTCGGTGCTGGATTGATAAACAAAATCTGAAAATACCTGTAAATCTGATAAGGACATAATTAACTACCTCGTTTAGCCTTAATATGGTCGGCAATCTGTTTTGGAGTTGCCTTTGAATAATCAAGTTTTGAGGCACCGCCCCCATCACCACCGAAAGCACCGCCGCCGCTGGCCTTACTGCCTACAATTACCGGTGCAAACACCGGGTTGTCTTTGAATTCTTGTCGTAGTTCGTCAACCGTGGTGGCTGACGGTTTACCACTAGAATCTTTCACTACTGTGATCATTTTCCCGTCGCGTTCTTCAACGCCTAAACGGTTTTGAATGTGTGGAACTAACACACCCGCGCTGCCTTCTGTTGCAATTTCAGCGGCCATGCTTCCCGCTACGTTGTTGATCAGTAATTCATTCAATGAACCCTTCAACGTATCAATCTGGCCGTTTAATTCATTCTCACGGTTTGATAGTTTGCTTTTCCACGAGTTTTCAAGCGCTTCAACATCACCACTACCGCGTGATTTGTCATCGTTGATTTGCTCAATTTGCCCGGTTAATTCTGCGATTTGAGCCTCAAGGCTTGTCGCCTTCTCTTCCGCACTTTTGCGCGCGTTTTTCTCATGGTCTTTCGCACGTTTTAACGCTCCCGTATCTTCCAAACCGTCAACTTCCAAATGAAATTTTCCGTCTTTCTCCTTGTAAAACCCGTGGATCGACTCGTCCACACCGTCCATTGATTCTAAAATTGCTTTCAACATTTTCTGGCACCGCCTTTTTTTTCAATTCACCTGGTCACTGTCCAGGCATAAAAAAACCCGCACTAGGCGGGTTCTGGTTATTCGTTTTGGTTTACTGCTTTTTACGTTCCGGAAACGCTTCGTCATATTCGTCTTGAATGTCTTCAGCGTCTTCCTGTGTGCCCGGATAAATATCTATCAACGGGGGTGTTTCATAGATTGAATCATCCGGGACACCCGGCAATTCATCACCCTTTGAATCTTTCTTTGTACGTTTTTTCAATGAAATCACCTAATTTTTTAGCCACTGGCCGGGGTGAAGGATTGTTCAAATATTCTGCCCATGATTCAGCGATGAACTCCTGAATGTTCTCACCCGCGTATGTAGAAAGGGTGTCGGCATTACGCCCCCAATCTTTCCACATATTGACCACGTCGGGGTTTTTAGACAAGCCCATCAGGTAATCAAGTTGGTGACCAACTTCGTGATCAATAATGCTTTTCGCTGTATCACACCCCACCGGGTGAAACTTGGTTTGTAAACTTCTGGTCAAACCGTCTTCCAACAGTTTTAAGCCCTTCGTTGCTCCAAACTTTTCATTGAAACAAATACCGTCCATGCCTTCATAAATTTTATGGCCACCTTTTCTGGTAGCGTGTGCCCATGCTCGCCCGTCAGATTTGCTTCGTCTCGTCCAACGTTTAGCCAACATGTGAGGATCAGCATCAGGATAAACGCGTTTAGCTCGTTCCAAGTTGTGTGCATATTGACGGTCATAATACATTTTGTTTTGGGTTTGCATAGAACCCATAAAACCCATGTTCCCACGTAATTCAGGGAATTTTTCAACGTGATAAACCCAACTTTGGGCCATTTCGTTAGCAACCGAAACGTCCAACTTTCCGAGTTGAACCTGACCGGCATATTTGTTTTCAACTAACCATGTTTCGACCATGCTTGTTGACGGTAGTGGCTCAAACGTTTTGACACTTTTCTTTGCAACCGGTGTTTTCACAACGCTTGTTTTCGTACCGTCACCACCGAACGCCAATTTGAACGCGTCCGGTTCTTTCTTTCGCATTTCGTCTAATGTGATTGGCCTGAAACGTTTATCAAGTTGAAGATCGCGAAACCGTTCAGCTCCTAAACCGCCATCTCGAAATAATTTACCCCTGACCGGTCCTAAAACATCATCTTGAAATTCTTCAGTTTGGTCTTTCAACCAATCATAATAATCCTGATTTGCATCAACGTTGCCGCCTTTCGCGTAACGTGTGCGCCCTTCATCCAAGAAATCATATTTTTTATCAAGGCTCGCAATTGTCGTGCTTCGACAACGAATGTGCGCCGGGGGTTTTGGTCCGTGCCCGATTTGATACGTTTCACCGTCTAGTGTGCGGCAAATCGTACTTGTTCGACTATCTAACGTTGACCGCCATTCATAGCCTTTCACAACGCTTTTGTTCTGTTCCCAAGTTTCGAACCTGGATACACTCGCGACGTGTTGAACAGACGTTCGGATGATTGCTTCACCGTTGCGACCGACAACACCCAAAACACCATCCTGGTAATTTCGCGCCTTCGTACCTTGTAGGTTCTTCAGGATTTGAAAGTTCGTTTGACCTTCAAAATACCCTTGACGAATGGTACCAATCACACGCGCTTTGTCTGCTTTCGACCAATCCGCAACAAACGGTTTTAATAATTTACCGCCGTCGGCACCGCGAACGGAAAGCGGTTGTGAAAAAATCGCCGCTTTTACCTGGTTCGTGCTTGGGATAACGGATTCAAAACCCGCTTCATTGATAGCGTTTTCAAGTGAACGCGCTTCAAACTGCGCTTCATATTCACCCACGTCAACCAAATCAAGTTCAAGCTGTTGCTGAAACCCTTTGAACGCGTCATCCAAGTTTTTATTCACGGATGACAACAAACGGTTGAAACGGGTTCGTGAATATTCGGTCAAATCGTCTTGGGTCAATCGGCGTTTTAAATCGTCGTTGACCGACTTCAAAAACTTCGTAAATCGACCGACCTGACCCGCTTTCAGTTGTTCTAAATAAACCTGGTTGCGGATCGTGGCGTCAAGCAGCTTTAGATTCAAAATCATCACCGCCTAAATTTAAACCGGTCCCGTCCTCTTCAACTTCACCGTCAAGTTGGTCGTTTGTTTTGGACGGATCAACCAAACCATATTCACGCATTTGATCCCAAAAATCTGAACTTGGTAAACGTCCCGCTTGCCAAGCGGCAACCAACGCCGTCAACATTTGCGCGTCTAATTTATGAACTGAATAATCAGTACCTAATTCAAATTCAATGGTTCCGGTGACGTTGTTGAACTCGCCCATCCATTGCAAAATTTGGTTGTATGCGTCGGAAACGTTTGACGCTGCCAGGGACAACACGGAATGTTCAGTTTCGTTGTCGTTCTGCGCTTCTGTTGCTGTCTTGACGGTTTGACCAGGTTGAAGCACTCGTGCCCCCAACGCTTTCATTTGATCGTCTTTTTGGTCCATGGCTTCCTTGACCATTGTGTTTGGCCCGACCTGTGCAAACCCGAACGTTCCACCTTCCGGTAATGGGATAATAGAAGGACCACCTACCACAATTTGTTTTTTTTCTAAGTGGTCACGCCATTCTTCATCAAGGTTCGTCATAAACGCTTGCGGGTGGCCGACAAAATAACAACTGTCTTCGTAAAGTGCCGAATTTCGATAATGTGCCAGGTTTAATGTCGCTAAATCCAACAACACTGGTTTATCAATTTTCACATCATTGTTTTGTGCGCCGACGAACGTAAAAGGTATAAACGCCCACGTTGAACCTTTGCCGTTTTTGGGTGCGTAAGTGTCGTAAAGTAACCAGGTTGTTTTGTCGTTTCCGTCTTCCGATTGGCGCCAAATTTCGACGGTATACGCACCTTCAACAAGTTTTAACGCTCGATATTGTGGCTTTTCGTCTTGTCCAAACCCATCGTCACTGATCACCGTGTACGATTCTTTGATCACGATCAGCGTTAGAAGATGCAACGCCCCAACTTGTGACGTGCGCCAGTTGATCACGTTTTCAGCGTCTACAGACACACACGTTGCACGAATACCGGCCTGTTGCTGTGCCGCAATTGAAACATCAGCGTCCGTTTTCGGATAATCGACAAACAAACAATGACGTGATTTTTTAAGCACGTTTGCGAGCGTTGACTGTGCTTGTTGAACAACTGACACGCCGTGACCATCGATGTTTTCAGTCACGTAATCCATCGCCGCTGGAACATTCACAACCGGGTCTTTTGAAAACGCTGTCCCGACTAAACCTTCAAGTGTTCGACCGGTGACGTTGTAAAACACGGCACGTTGTAAAAAACCATCGTAACGTTTTTTGTTTTTATCTGATAAATCCAATGGGTTTAATTTTGGCAAATACTTTGTTTCTTCATCTTTAATCTTGCGTTCACCCGCGCAGACATCGTCTACCAAATCCCAATCGTGTAACGCGTGTAAATGATCTTTGCGTTGAAACGTAACGTCATAAACTGTCATTCGGTGCCCCTATTTGTTCAAACAACGAATGATCATTGACCGGTCTTCAGTTCGGCCAAAACTCGTTGTCACACGGTTTGTTAGCTGATACGACTCGCCAACCGTACCACCTGATAAGGTCACACCCGTGATGACACCGTTGTTCACTTCGCCGCTCGTATCCAGGCCAGAAACTAACCACGACGACGCTGAAATGTTTTCACTTTCTGCCAACCAACTAGACCAGTCACACCCATAATCAATAGTGCTATCCGGGTCTTTAACTGGTGCTAATGGGATGGTTGAACCGTCGTGTATAAAGCTCATAATTACGCGCCTGTATCGCCGCCAACGTTAATTGTTGCCGTGTCGTTATTGTAAGCCGCCGCGCCTGCTGAGATTGTCCGGCGTAGCCAGATAGCCTTATGCTCGCCCGCCGCTAGATTACCAATCGCCAAGCCTGCGCCCTGTGTTGCTGGTGCTGAGAACGTGACAGCGGCCGGCGCCGCGCTTTCGTTCGCAACGGTTTGTTCTGTTGCATCGATTGCCGCCGAACCAAGGCCGATTGCAAGCGCTGTGTCGCCACTTGGGGTGTTTGAAGAAATCCACGCTAAAGCGGTTAGCAATGTATCTGTTGCGTTTGTGTTCTCGACATATAGACAACGGTATTCGACATCACCCGCGCTCGCTTCTGCGCTCGATACCACGTCAAAAAGGTTGTGCAATGTCGCGTCAGTAATTTCAACTGAAGACTTAACACCGCCCAATGATGCGTTTGCGTCTGAATTAGCCGCACCACCTGAAAGAAAAAATTTGATATCTGCTGCAATTACGGCCATTTTGAAACCCTCTTTTGATATAAAAAAACCCGCAAAAGCGGGCTAGTTAAATTCGTTTATTTAGTGAATTGTCATTATTCGGTCTAGGTCTAGAATCGTCATTACTCGATTTTCACCTTGGATGATCATTTGGTGCATCGGCAAGCGAATGGTTTCGGTTTGGATCGTCCAAGCAAGTTGCAAGCCGCCATCAACCAGCGCGATAGAATCCCATGTTAACGAAACGCCATTTTCTGCGCCTTGCAATATCGACCAATTGGTTTGAATTTCGGTTTGAATTGCTTGTGCAATATCCCAACGCATCTGACTTGACACACCCACCGCTTGCAACACGTCGTAGTGTGTTGAAAGCTGTTTATTGATCGTCGTTAAGATACCCCATGAAACAGACGCACTCTGTGAAACCTTGCCCAATTGGTCTTCGATTGACCAATTCAACTGCGCCGTATTGTTGACCGTCGCGAGTAGTGACCAATTTAAGTCTAGATTGTTGCTAAGCTGGTTTAGAACGTTAAAGCGTAGCTGTGTGCCGTTCTGCGCTGTGCTAAGTATTGACCAATCAAGCCCTGCCTGATTCGTCACCGCTTGCAACAAATTCCAATCCGTTTGAAGTGTTGAAACGACGCCCGTAAGCGAGCTTAAAACCTCCCAATCGATCTGAAGGCCACCAAGCACATCGTTAAAAATATTCCATCGGACAAGACGGTTATTCAAAACCGTGTTTAGTGCATCCCAATCGATCTGCAATGAATTCGCTACAGCGTTAAAAATCGACCATTCAATTTCTAGTTCGCTGTTAACCGATTCAACCAAAGCCCACGACAAGTCACGACTTGATAAAACGCTGTTTAATAAGTCCCAATCAACGCTCGATTGCGCGGCAACATTATTTAACACACCCCACAAAAACGAATTTGATTGATCAACGGCGTTTTGCGCGTTCCAACTTAGCGAAAAGTTGTTTTCAACGGGCGTATTACCGCCGCCGCCTTCAACAACGTTGAAAACCCGTAAGCCGTTGCCATATACAAATTGGCTCGTATTTTGCGTGTAGTTAATGACAACTTGATTTGATCCGTCAGGGACAACGCCTTCTAGTAAAATCGTCGTGCCTGCTGCGTTTCCGGTAACGCTGTGACCTTCGAATGTCACACCGTTTGCGTCAACGTCCAAGTCTGTCTGGCTGTTATAGGTCGTGTTGTGAAAAAGTTCTAAATCTAATGATGTAACACCGACCGGACAGTCAATGGTTATCGTGTTGACGCCTGGGTAAGTGCCATCACTAGCGTAACCGCCTTCTTCGAAAATTGCTTGATTCAGTCCGGCGTCACCCACTGGATTTGAATTGTTTGAGTTTGGTGTGACCGCTTTAAGTATCGTAAGGTCAAAGCCGGTGTCTGTGCCGTCGTTATAGTCGAGTAACCCCGCAAACGTTTGGTTCGCCGTAGCGCCGTTTGCGTTGTTAATCGTTTTGTCTGTGATCGCCGCCAGTGTTCCCGCGTGAAGATTCCAGACGAATTCCTTCGAAGGTGTTGTCTCAACAACAGCATCGGCACCACCAACCACGGCGTAGAATGAAAAGTCGTAATTATAAACGGAGTCGTCAACCCACGGATCGGGGGCTACTGCACTACTAGCTTGTCTGTATGCGCCTGTGGAACTAGCTCTGTATAAGGTTACTGACCCGCCCGTGCCTTGTTCTTCAAAGGCAATACGCACTTCAACGCCTGCTGGTAGTGCTATGTTTAAACCAGTAACAGAGTGCCAGCCTGCCGAGCCGCTGATATTAACAACGCCTGAACCTAAGTGTTCACCTGTGTCTGCTCTAAACGCGAACACGTTGAATGCTCTGTTACCTGAACCATACAAATGAAATTCGGCTATTGCTTCGGAAGCCCCCGCCGTATGCGCAGCAAAATGTGAACGGGCGTTATATCCGGGAGTCCACCCCCAAGCGCTTCCCAGAATATCAGTATTACCAATGGTCGCGGTTTGATTTGCACCCCGCAAACCAAAGGCTGTTTTAACGGTACTCGATGACGCAACTTGCATCGAGTCAACACCGTATTTATAAGCCAGTGTTAGCGCTGCGCCGTTGAAAGCCGGTACTTGAACAACTTCGGTTTGATCGTTGATATCCAACGAAAACCCGCCGTTGTAGCGATAAGTAGGCAAAACGTGCATATCACTTGCAGTCATACCCGTAAGCGATGAATCCCAAGGGTTAACACCCGCATCACCGTGCGAATGATCTGTGTCAATTATGGGGTTAACTAGATCAAAGTCTTTAGCGTACCAGACTATGAAGTTGTGTCCTTCAAGATACGCGCCGTTTTTCGCACTGTGATAAATCGTCTGCGCGCCCGTTCCCGACCACCCTGCATCGTTAGATTTTAATAGGAGCGTTTCGTTTTGTGTTGTGCCGTTTTGTGACCCGTACCACGCTTCAACAATAACTTGCGTAAATGATAGGGAATTATCATTTGCAAGGCTAAGCTCATCAACTAGCTGACTTGCCCCGCCGTCAGAATAGCCGCCAACAGTAACAAAAATCCCTGTTGCATCATCAGGAACCGTGATCGCAAACGAACCATCCGCACTAGCAGTGTGAAGCTCATACCCTAAAATTTTTGGCTGCGGGCGATCAACTTCAACTAGCGTAACGTGTGCGCTGTATGCGTTATCAGCGGTTGCGTTGTCAGTATTAGCGACAGTAATGTTGCCTGCAATTGTTGTTGGGGCATTTGATAACCTGTGCGCGGCTACAGACGCCCGACCGAGACCCGTACCAAGAACGCCCGTGTACCCATTATCAACGGTGTTTGATGGTGTAGAATTGTCGGCTCTGTCTTTACCCCCGAAAATGACGCTCGCGTGTTTCGCCGGTAGCACAACCCCCGCCGAGGCGGTCATTGGAAACGATGTGAACTTCGAAGCGTTCGTGGCTAAAACTACCCCGCCGAGGGCAATATACTTCCCTGCGCTGGGTCTGAAAGCCTTAAGTATTACTTGATAGTCTGCTGCCGCGCCTAAATCAAAATTTAGAACAGCGGGAAAGCTGTCTCCTGCGACTGTGTGGTAGACCGCTTGCCAAGCTGTTTCGCCGTCGGGCTGTTGGTCGCGAGCTTTGATCCACTGCTGCCCTGTTGTGACGTTGCCTATCGGGGTTACATCGTTGCGGTTTATGTATGCAAGAACAAAATCGCCTTCGAGAATTGTCAGACCGTGGGTGATTGTCGCGGTCGAAGAGTACCCACTTTCAGCGGCCCCACCAACGTACTCAATAACAGGTACGGCGGTTATTGCTTGGATATTTGAATATGTGGCGGTTCCCGAACCACCAAAACCAAAATGTAACGCAACACTACCCGCTGTGGTGTCGTTGGCGTGTACACCTGTTGCGGCTTGAACGTCGTTTACAAAGACGGTGTAAGTGTTGTCAGGTTCGTGAGTGACACGAATTGAAGCCGTAGCGCCGAGAGTATAAGCGATATCTTGGTTTGTAAAGACGGCGCTATCTGTAAAGTTTTCGCGCTCTGTTAGCGTCAAACGAAGGTTCGCGCCGTTGGCTTGCATCCTCAGAATTAAAGCATCCGGGCCTGACTCTGAACCGAGGTATAGGTATGCTGAATCGAAATCGACGGTTAGTGCTAGATCGAAAGATACGACTAGATTGTCTAGTTCTGCTTGGCTTATCTCACCCGCCGCACAATCTATCGCGCCGCCGTTGTTTAATACGGTTGGACCTAACTGATTAAACGCCATTATTGCGCAACCTCCAGGATCACTTCCTGTTCACAATTACCGTCGATGTCACACGTTTCTTTGATGATTCGTGTGAATGCTGGTGCGCTTGGTCCAGCGTTGATTTCAACAAGTACTGTGGGGCTTTTGTTGCCTTCCAATCCGTCAGAATCGACCGTTGAAATTTGATAAACATAGTCACCTGTCGGTTGGTCTAAAAACTGATAACTGTTTTGACCTGGTGGTATGTTCACAATTGAAGAATCAACGCCGTTGTGACTCGAATAAAGTTTATAGCCTGAAATTTCTTCAAACGGTAACGCTGTTCCATCTTCACGCTGTGTTGGTGTGTCATAAGTCAATAGAACATCAGCGGCTTTCACATTCATTGCTACGAAAAACAGCACTGAAAACAATGTTAAAAATTTCATCATTTGTTGCTCCAAGCTACCCAACCACCAACGCGAACACCCGCCCACATTGACCAGGCTTTCCAAGCTGAAACACCGCTTTCAATCATCGCTTCATAAAACAAGCCATCACACTGTTTGCGTGTGAACTGTAGGTATTTTGTGGCGTGTCCGTTTCTGTAATACAACCAATCATGAAGCGTTGCCGCCTCGCGATGTCTCCCGTTCACTTCAAACATCAAACGAAACAAACGAGGGATTGAAGCCAGGTCACACACGAAACCTTTTGGGACCGTTATGACATCAACGGTGGTCGTCAAATACTTCAACGGTTCAATCAATCGCCATTTATTACGACCGAATGATTCGAGTTTAACGCGGCTTAAAAACATGTTATTTCAACAAATACAGTTGTGCGGCTGATTTCGCGACTTCGAAAAGTTCCCGGATCGCTACCCTGGCCGAATCTTTGACGGGTTCATTTTCAACTTCGTATTTCCGCAACTCAGCTTCAACCAGGACAACAATATCTGTGACCAGGACTCGGTCAGGTGGTGACAATTCCTCCCAGGGTATAGCGCTGTCAATAGTGATCAACAACGTGTCAACCGTGGTTGTCGGGTTGCCGTCCAAGACCGCCATGACCTTTGAAACGGTTTTGGTCACGTTCTGTGCGCGTACTTCCTGATCTTGTGGAATATCACCGGCTGAAATGTAACGCGCAACGGCCTGACGGGTCACAATCGACGCAAAAACAGGGTTTTCACGGACGTAATCACCCAACGTTTCAAACGTTGAACAACCTGACAGACATAAAAAAACCGCCATGAAGACGGTTGTAATCATTGCTTTTGTGAATTTCATTTTTCTAATGCCCTATTTCGTTGAATTACACTGACCCATGAGAGGATAAAACCACCAATCGCGCACAACGCGACAACCGCACCCGTGTGGGCGTCTAACCAGCCTATTGAGTCGTGAAAAAATTCTGCTACAACCGAAAGAACAAGAATAATCGCACCGCTCAATCCGGTTACATCGCCGTGGTGTGTTTCCATCAAAAACTATACCGCCGTATCTAAATCTAATTCCCTAGCCACTTTATTTGCGGCTAGAACCCTATAACGCACCATATCGTAAGCGTGGTCTTCTGCTTTTGTGTCAACGTCTTCAGTTTTGTTTTCATCACGCGGTAATGACGGCAACGTTGAAATTGAAGCAATACAATTTTCAGTGAAGTAAATCCCCGGTTCTTCCGGGTGGCCCTTCTGAACTTCTTTCATCCTGGTTCTTAACAATTCCAAACCGATAACGCGTGAACCAGGTGATTTGTTCGACTTCGTCCATCGAACACCTTTTGTTTTCATCACTTTTTCAATCGTTGGAACTGATTTATCAATGATGTTGCTGATCTGGTTATCTGCTGGCCCTGGTTTCACCGGTGTGGTGATCCAACCGCCGGCTTTTAAATCTGTTTCGCGTTCTTTGATACCGTCGGCAATTTCACCGGATGACAATTTCAAACCTTCGTTGGTACCAAACTTCTTGGTTCCGTACCATTCAGCAATTTGAATGATTGATCCCGCTGGTGGACAGAATATGGACCCGTCGGGCAATGTCGCTTCCGTTCCGTCGGCTTTTGCAAACCAACCCACTGAAAACGGGTGTGATGAACCCCAATCAAACGCCCGGTCAACTGCCCAGGACTTAGGAACTTCAAACCGTGGCAACAACAAATTGACTGACCACACATCATCAAGCGCACCACCGGCTACAATATTCCAATCACCGTCACGCATAGCTTTGACTAATGCAGGGTTCCCCAAGCCTTCCAAACGATCCATATAATCAGGGTCGTTATCAAGTAACGTCGGGTTGTCATCTAGCTTGGCCGGTATGTATTGGCGCAACATGCCGCCTTCAGATTTGCCTTGTTTGACAATCTTCAACGGCGTGGCTGAATCAACAAATGTTCGTTTGACCCAAATGTGACCAGTTCCGCCAGGGTTGGTGCCACACAAAGCAAGTGGTAATTTGTCTTTGTACTGTTCAGGAACTTCCAAAGCCCCTAACCGCAAACGACCGCGTAAAAAGCGGTATTGTTTTTCAGTGAAGTGGGTCAATTCATCAATTAACAGGACGTGAATTTCTGGCCCCTGGTATTTGATCAAGTCCTTTTCGTACTGGCAGTGAGAAAGCCAAATTTTTGCACCGTTCCAAAACTCTAAATAGTTTTTAGAACCGTTAAACCGTACCAATTTGGCATCGAACCAGGGTGAAAGAATCGCGAGAAAACCGCCCGCCCCTTC